AAAGAACGAGCGCTACGCTGCTCCTAAAATGGCTAGGAAGATTGAGCCTATGGACTCTAAGCTGAAGCTCGAACTTGCCCGCTACGCTAAGGGTTTGGCCGACGTTTTGTCTGCCCTTGACTGGTGGGGACCCGGCAAGAAGCCTAGCGAGATAGATCAGCGATTAGCAGAAATGTTCACTGAGTCTGAGTTTCTTAACTTCGGCGACGGCGTCATCCACGACGGACACCATGAACAGCGTTGGGCTTACATTTTCATGAAAATCACCACCGCGCTCTGGGAACCGCCGTACCGCGCTAGATGGCAACAGCTGTGCGCCCTGCCGTTCTTTCGACGCATCTTCAGCGTTTTGATGAAGATCATAGCCGCTTATGAGATGGGCAGTGGCGACCCTAAGACAACGGTTTGCAACACGTTCAGCACTGGAACAGGTGATTACGTTTCGCTGCGACTCGACGGGTATTCACCAAAGACGGCTTACCAAGCTATGGGCATTAGTTACGGCGACGATATTGCCAACAGGGCTAGCCGAGCTTCGACTGTCGAAGCCTTCAGATGGCTCGGGTTCAAACACGAGTACGAAAGCTACAAGCGCAACGAGGCCGGCGGCAACTTTTTGTCGAGGTTCAAGGGCCCACTTGCTTGGTGCGGCTCAACGGATAGCATGGCTAACCCCAGGCGTGCCATGATCAGCCTTTGTTATGCAGGGCACGTCCCAGTGGGTTGGACCAAAGAACAGCTACTGGTTGCCAAGTGCTTGGGTTACATTGAGACCGACGCCTACACACCAATGGTCGGCGCTTTCTGCGCTAGTGTGATCGCAATGGCCGTCAACGCCAAGATGGAAATGCCTTCCAAGGAGCGCCGCGAAGAAGTGTCATGGAATGCCCAGTTCACTGGCAACAATTGGGTTAGCCAATCGTGCTACTCGCATTCTAGCGTCGACGTTGTCAACAGACTGCGCGAGTCCCTGAGGTTGGCGAACACCGGGGATGCCATTGTGGATCTGTCAGTTGTCGCCGCAGAATGTTGGGTCCCTGACTGGAAATGGGATGTTTCTGCCAAATGGGTACCCTTTTACGAGGCCGGCGGCATCTTCGACTGGCTTTGGGAAAAATCCGCCAATGGGCCAATTCTGAAGTACTCTTTAGCACAACTTGTTGCTCGTGAGACCGGTCGCCCGCCCTTTTGCGCTGAGACGCCGGCCTTGACTAAAGTCGTCAATGAAGTAGCCTACTCCGCCGAGGAGCCGACCGTGGCCGCCGCCGCCATTGAGAAGGCGAACGCACAAAACAAGTTTCGGCGAAACGGGCCTCAACGGAAAGAGTTAGAGGAGCTACTGAAAAAGGCGCCCGACGGGCAATGGACCGACGAAGCCGTTGACGCTTACTGCCAAGCGTTTTTCAAGACCCAACTGGACCCCGACGCCATGTACGTTGCTAGTTTGCGCATGATACGCAATGAGTTAGCCACCGGCGATAGCGATGTGGCCGCTCTTTGGAAGACTCGCGCAGATGTTTTGCAGCGCAATTACAACGCGTACAAGAGAGAAGGAAACCCGCTGGTAGCGGCCGCGAGCGGCAAGGGCAAGGAAGAAGAAGCCAACCCGAAGCAACCTGAACGAACCAGTGAAGTTGCACCAGTATTGTCGGCCAAGCCGACATACTTGGCCGCAACCACAGCAGAAGCAATGCAACCGGTGAAAACTGGTGCTGTGAAAGCGCTCGTGACCCGGCCCGGTAAGGGCTCGTCAACAGCGACGAAGGCTCCGAGGCGTTCCTCCAAGTGAGCTCCTCCAGCTGGTCTGAAGTGAGCCTGACACTAAAACAGGCAGCTTGTGCACTAACGCACTAACAATGG